CCCCCCCGTCTAGCCCCCACCCCTACCCCTATTATTATTATACATTCTCACACACCAAATTTTGTGTTATATTTTTCGCAGGGCTGCGTTTGTTCCATACATGCTTAGCTTCCTCCCAGCTGGGTAAAGCGTAGCCCCCCCTTGCCCCCATTGCTTTTGCAGCAATATCACAGTAATATTTCCGAAAAACAAACGTGGAGCATATCATGGCAGGCAAGCCAATGAAGCGCAAAGCACTTGCTGCGTTAGATAGTCGTGGCGGCCCAGAGGCGCTACAGGAAGCGCTTTTAGCAGGCAAAACAATCCCTCAGTTAGCGCGTGAGATAGGGTTAGATCGTGGGTATCTTCGGCGTTTGCTGATGAAGGACGAGCGTTACGCCCCTGCGATAAAGGAAGTTGAGCATTTAGTTGCTGATGCTCATGCCGAGGCAAGTTTTGAGTATCTTGATGAGGTGCATAAGCGCAGGCAGGGTGAGGTTGACGAGGCCAAGGATGGCGTGCGTGATGCAAGCGAGGCGAATGTTAGTCAGATAGATTTGGGCATTGCTAAGGGGTATGCCTCTCAGCATAATATTATGGCGATGGCTTATAATAGGCAGAAGTATGGCAATGCTGGGCAGCAGAATGTTCAGATTAATATTGGTGATTTGCATTTGGATGCCTTGCGTAAGATGAAGGTTGTGCAGGGTGAATGATTTAGCAAGCAATACGATGCTGGATTTTACCCAGCGTTATGTTCATGCACCTGCTTTGTTTGTTGAGGAAGTGTTGGGCGTAAAGCCATTGCCGTATCAAGCTGAGTTTTTGGAGGCCATTGCGTCTGGTGAAAGAAAAATTTCGATCCGCTCGGGTCATGGCACTGGTAAGAGTACAGCAGCATCTTGGGCGATGCTGTGGTATTTTTTGATGCATTATCCGAATAAGGTTGTGGTCACGGCCCCGACTAGCTCCCAGTTATTTGATGCTTTATTTGCAGAGATGAAGCGCTGGATTAATGAGTTGCCACCCCATTTGCAGTCTGTGTTGAATGTGAAATCGGATCGTGTGGAGCACACTTCTGCGCCCAGTGAGATGTTTATTTCGGCAAGAACCTCACGCGCAGAAACGCCAGAAGCGCTGGCTGGGGTGCATTCAGAGCATGTGATGTTGGTTGTGGACGAGGCCAGTGGTGTGCCTGAGAAGGTATTTGAGGCTGCTGCTGGGTCTATGTCGGGTCATAATGCGACCACGATTATGTTGAGTAACCCCACGCGGAGTAGTGGTACGTTTTATGAAAGTCAGACGCGCATGGCGAGTAGCTGGTGGACACGTCGTTGGTCATGTGTGGACTCGCCGCTTGTGAGCGATGAGTTTGTCGATGAGATGCGGATGCGCTATGGCGAGGAGAGTAATGCGTTTCGTATTCGTGTGCTGGGTGAGTTTCCGCTTGCAGATGATGATACGATTATCCCATTTCATCTTGCTGAGGCTGCGCAGCATAGGGATGTGCAGGTGAGCGAGGAGACAGCTATTGTGTGGGGCTTGGACGTGGCAAGGTTTGGTACGGATGCGACAGCGTTGTGCAAGCGGCAAGGTCCGATTGTGACTGAGTTAAGGTCTTGGCGTGGGCTGGATTTGATGCAGACTGTGGGCAGGGTGGTTGCTGAGTATGAGGCATTGCCTGATAGTCGTAGGCCAAGCGAGATATTGGTGGATAGCATTGGTGTAGGCTCTGGCGTGGTAGATCGTTTGCAGGAGTTAGAGTTGCCTGTGCGTGGTGTGAATGTTGCGGAAGCGCCGAGTATGGGTGAGACATATTTGAATCTTAGGAGTGAGCTTTGGTTTAAGACAAAGGGTTGGCTTGAGGATCGTAGTTGTAAGTTGCCAAGCAATGACCAGCTTATTGCTGAGTTAACGAGCATACGCTACTCGTTCACCAGCAGTGGCAAGATGAAAGCTGAGAGTAAGGATGAGATGCGTAAGCGAGGGTTGCAATCGCCTGATTTGGCAGATGCTCTTTGTTTGACAATGGCAAGTGATGCTGTGACTGCGTTATCTGGTAAGTTTAATGCGTGGCGCGGAGAGATAAGAAGAAATTTGCGCGGTATAGCTTAGTGTGTTATGGTGAGCGAAAAGGAGATTTATTATGCCTATGGTTGGTGGAAAGAAGTATTCTTATGGCAAGTCTGGTATGGCTGCAGCTAAGAAGGCGTCTAAGAAGTCAGGTAAGAAGATGACCATGACTAAAGCTAAGAGAAAGATGCGTAAGTAGTGGCTGCTAAGAAAAGTAAGTCTTCTAGTCCAAAGCCTAAAAACCCCCAGCTTTATGCAAGGGTTAAGGCTGAAGCCAAGCGTAAGTTTAAGGTGTATCCTTCTGCTTATGCAAATGGTTGGTTGGTGCGTGAGTATAAAAAGCGTGGTGGTAAGTATTAATGGCTAGGAAGCCCAGCGGTGGCTTAACAAAGTGGTTTAAAGAAGATTGGCGAGATGTTAAGACTGGCAAAAAGTGTGGTAGAAGCGGAAAGAAGGATAAGGGAAGACCTTACCCAGCTTGCCGCCCTAAAGCTCAATCTAAGTCTGCTGCAGCTAAAAAGGCAGCTAAACGCAAGACGGGGCCAAAACGGATAAGTTGGAAGTCAAGGAAGGGTAAGAAGTAATGCCGATGAGTAAGTATAGCGCTAAGCAGAAGAAGTTAGCTGCAGTTGCAAAGCCGCGTAATAAGATTACAGGGGCAGATTTTAAGAAGCTTCGCGGCAAGAAGAAGGGTAAGAAGTGATGGCAGACCGAGCTAAGTTTTTAGATTTCCTTGATATGATTGACGGTGGTGGTGCAGGTCAGCGTGGCAATCAGTTTGAGGGTGGCGGTATCTTTAGCGCTTTAGCTAATCTTATGCCGATTAACCCGTTTGGCTCTGAAGATAAAGTTAGGCGTGAAGCGAGGAATGAGTTCTTTGCAGAGCAAGGCATTACTCCAAAGCAAGCAGCCGCAACACCTGCTGTGATTAGAGCGTTACAATATGATGCTGGGCCTATTACGCAAGATATGAGGCCGCAACGTAGGCCAGTGCAATCTTTTCCTAATTATGCACCACCTAGTGCATCTTCTATGCCACAGCAATCTTTTCCTAATTATGCACCACCTAGTGCATCCTCTACGGCGCAGCCAAATTTTCCTAATTATGCGCCACCTAGTGTATCGAGGCCTGCACCTGTAGGTTCTGGTGGGGGTGTTCGTGATCCTAATGCAGAGTTGGCAAGATTTAATCAAATGATGGAGACTATTCCGATGGAAATGCGCTCATCTATTTCTCAACAAATGTACAGAGATTACTTATTAGGCGGTGGCGCTGCTGCTTTTCCTGATTACATGAAGGGTATGTAATGCCCCGACAAAAGGCTATAAGTAGGACCACGACAGGTAAAAGTCCTAATTATCGTAAGACTAAAGACGGTGCAGGTATGACCCCAGATGGGATTAAGCGACACAGAGCAGCTAATCCAAAATCTAAGTTAAAAGGTGCAGTGACAAAGAAAAAAAATCTGACTGAAAAAGAAAAAGCTAGGCGTAAGTCATATTGCGCTAGGTCAGCAGGTCAGATGAAGAAGTTTCCCAAAGCAGCTAAGAATCCTAATAGTCGTTTGCGGCAAGCTAGAAAACGGTGGAGATGTTAAATGGCTATCACAACATACGCAGAGTTAAAAACAGCAATAGCAGACTTTCTAAACAGGGATGACCTTACGTCAGTTTCTGCTGATTTCATCACATTAGCTGAAGCTGATATAAATAGGCGTGTACGGCATTGGCGCATGGAGAAGCGAAGCACTGCTCAGTTAGATACGCAATATTCTGCTATGCCTGCAGATTTTCTTGAAGCGTTGCGTTTTTACATCACATCAGGCGATACATCTCCGCTTGAGTTAATCTCTCAGTTTGAGATGGTAGATCATCGTCATAAATCTGGTGATGCTACAGGTAAGCCACAGTATTATGCAGTTACAGCAGGTGAGTTTGAGGTTTACCCTACGCCTGACAGCACATACACAGCAGAGCTATATTATTATGCACGCACGACTGCATTAAGCGATAGTAGCACAACGAATTGGCTTTTAACTTATTTCCCTGATGCTTATTTATATGGATCACTTGTGCATTCCGCGCCATATTTAAAGGACGATCCTCGCATACAGGTATGGGCTGCTTTGTATCAAAGCGCGATTGATGGTATAAACCAAAGCAGCGATAGTGCAAAACATGGTAGCGCTTCTAGGCGCATGAAAATAAAGGCATACTGAGATGAGTTTTAGCAATACATTTGAGACACACGTTTTAAACTACGTGTTTACTACAACAAGCGTAACTAGGCCAACAGCTTGGTATTTAGCTTTGTTTACGAGTAACCCAGCAGAAGATGCAAGCGGCACTGAGGTCAGTACTTCTGGCACTGCATACGCAAGGCAATCCGCTGCTTTTACGGTGTCGGGCAATACGGCGTCAAACAGCAGTGCGATAGAGTTTCCCACAGCCACGGCTTCTTACGGCACGGTTACGCATGTGGGTGTGTTTACTGCAAGCACTAGCGGTGATCTTATTGCATATGCTGCGTTAAGTTCTAGCAAGGCGATTGACACGGGTGATGTGTTCCGCGTGCCATCGGGTGATCTTGATATAACGCTTGATTAATGACTGACACCACCTACAGAACAGGCTTTGGCACTGGCACATACGGTGTTAATGCCTTTGGTCTGGATGGTGTGTTTAAGGATGGTGAAGCCATTGTTATTGGCGTTACCACCACGGCTAGTGGCGTTGTGCGTGTTCGACTTGCGGCGTCTATTCCAGCAGCATTATCTAGCGTTACATCTGCTGGGCAACGGGTAAGAGAAGCGGCAGCGACAAGTTCAGCTTCAGCATCAACGCCTTGCAGTGGTCAGCGTGTGCGAGAAAGCAGCGCAACGTCTGCCGCAAGTTTTACCAATACAGCTTCAGCGCAACGGGTCAGAGAGGCAAGCGCTACGTCTGCCGCGTCTGCAAGTAACACGGCTGCGTGCGAAAGAATTAGACTTGGCGCGGTCACAGTAACACCGAGCTTTACAACGTCAGCCAATGCCACAACAGTGGTGAGCGTGACGGTAGCAATCCCATGCGTTAGTACAAATGTTGTGTGTAGTATTACGGCGAACGGCATAGAAAAGTGGGAGCCAATCGCAGGTACTGCTGAAACATGGGCAGATATTGCAAAAACAGATGAAACGTGGCAAGATGCGTCACAAGC